TAACTGGATAATAGATGCAATTAAGGAAACACTTAACCTTAGTTGGACTCTTGTTGGTTTAGTTATTGCTACTCTTACATTGACAGGTTCAGCACAACAAGTAACAGGTCTTGCTACTATAATAACATTAGTAATATGGTTAATAACTTTAGGATGGAGAAAGTAATATGGCACATGAAGCTAGAAGAGCAGCATTAATTAAAAAACATAATTTAAAAGGTGTAAATAAACCCAAACGTACACCAGGACATGCAACTAAATCACATATGGTGTTAGCACAAGAAGGCCATCAACTTAAACTTATAAGATTTGGTCAACAAGGTGTATCTGGTGCAGGTAAAAACCCTAAATCAGCTAAAGAAAAAGCTAGGAAAAGTTCTTTTAAAGCTAGACATGCTTCTAATATTAAAAAAGGTAAGATGTCTGCAGCATATTGGGCAGATAAGGTTAAGTGGTAATGAGTAAAAAAGTTACATGGCAGTGGGGAGGTAAAACTTATAGTGGTACTTTCATTAGAGAAACTAAAACACATATTTTTGCTAGAACTAAAAATGGAAAAATTAAACGAATCGTCAAAAAGAAGAAGAAATAATGCCTTTACCTGGTGCGTATGTTAACAGAAGTAATACACCTGGTGAGTATTGTAGTAATTGCAAACATTATTCTAATAACCATTGCATTGCATTCAAAGAACAAGTAGCTGCATATGGTTGGTGTAAAATATGGGAAAAAGTAGGTAATGAAATACGAAGTTCTTAGAGTTAGTAGTGGTAAAGATGCTACATCAGGATTGCTATTTGAAGTAGACAATAACAAACGTACATTTCTAGCCTACACATTAGAAGATGAACAACGTGATGTAAAAGTTTGGGGTGAAACACGTATCCCTGCTGGTACATACAAGCTTAAACTACGTGAAGAAGGTGGATTTCATAACAGATACCTTAGTAAATACGGTACACCTTTCCATAAAGGTATGATATGGGTACAAGATGTACCAGGATTTGAGTGGATTTTATGGCATACGGGGAATACGGACGAGCATACAGCTGGTTGTTTGATACTTGGTAACACACAAACTAACAATCGTATAGCTAAAGATGGGTTTGTTGGGTCAAGTGTAGACGCATACAAGTTTGTTTATCCGCGTGTTGCAGCTGCAATAGAATCAGGACTTGATGTAGAAGTAACTTATGTAGATTATGATGGAGATGTTAAAAAAATATCTAATAAAGCCACTGATGATGTCATACTTACAAGTACAGTAATGGACAAACTACAAGAGATAAGTGGAGAAATTCAAGTAATGTCTGCTAAACTTAGTGGAAGAAAGATAGATTAATGGCAAAAAAAGATAAATATATACCAGGTACACCTCCAGGTTCACAAGGACCTAAATTTGAAAACTTTGATACAGCTTATGAAGTAGACCAAATACAAAAGATGGCTACAGAATCTGATAAAGCTGCATTAGTAGATATTGATAAACAATTAGCTGCAGCAGATAAAGAACTTAGAAGAATTAAAAGTCGTGTTGCACCTGCACAAGGAAGTACACAAACAGGTGTTGCTAAAGCTGCACAATATGAAAGTAAAGTTATTGAAACTCGTAGATTTCTTGAAAGCGAAAGAGAAGCTATTACAAAAATTTTAGAAGAAAAAAAAGCAAATCTTCCTCAGTCATATTCAAGTGCAGCAGAAGAAAAAAATGTTATTAAAAAAACTATACAAGGTCCACCACAAATATTTACAGCTACTAATGTAGAACCTCCTAAGTATACCGCTATTGTAGACCCTAAAGGTGCAGCTATTATGGGAACAGAACCTGCTCCTGCAAAAGAATTACCTAACCCTAAAGCTACACCAGTTGAAAAAATTTACATAAAAGATAAAGTTATGCAATATCCAGAGATGAATATAGGTATAACAACAGATTCTAAAGGTAATCGTGTTCCTATGAAAGGTACTGGTCCTGCTAGAGAATATGTTTCAGAACGTATGCCTATGTCAGACAAAGAAGTTATACAAAAATATGAAAAAATGGGTGCTGATTATCAAGCTAAATTAGCACAAGAAGCTATAACTCACGAAAAATTAGAGTTTGATTTTGAAAAAGGTGAAGCTCGTCTTGTAGGTAATGATGACTTTATTAGAGTTGAAGGTCAAGAAATGTTTGCAAGAACGTCTGGTAGAAAAAATCAAGTAGTTGTTCCTGCAGTTAAAGCTAACGAAGCTATAGACCGTAGAAATAATGTTAAAAAAGATGTTAATACTGCTATGACATGGGAAGATGTACAAAGAGAAAAAGCACAGAGAGCTAAATCACCTTCACAACAAAAGTTTATTGGAGATAAAAGCGGTATTGTTCCTAATGAGAATGCACGTACTTATGGTGTATCAGATGAAGCAAAACGTAATATGGACTTTAAAATTTCTAGTGCTGCTAAAGCTGCGGCTGCTTCTAAGGTTGCACAAGCACTTAAAAAATCTAAAGGTCTTGGTATGTTAAACGTACCTATTATGACTAAAGGTTCAGCAGATAAAATATTTAAAGATTTTTTTGGTAAACAGGACTATAGTAGTTAGTGTTTATTAAAGATAAAAGAAAACGTAACCAGGATGGTACATTTAAAAAAGATGTAGCGTGGACACCTTGGTCTGAATCATGGAGTTATAAGATGAGCCAAGAATACAAAGATGTATTAAGTAAAACTGTCTGGACATTTGTAGAAGCATTTATATCTGCGCTAACTGTTGCACCATTAGTAGGTGTTGACGCTAACGCTGTACAATTAGCTGCTTTATCTGGTGGAGCTGCTGCATTAGTAGTAGTTAAAGAGTTTGCTAAAAAACAAATTGGACCTAAAGCAAAACCAGCGAGTAAGTAATATGCCTGGAAATATTAAACGTATAGAAGGTGCAGGTAAGTATGGTGGTTATTATGGTGATAACATGTCATTAAATCAAACAGAAAAAGTTACTCGTGGTATGAGTGGTGGTCGTATAGGAGCTAAAGCAATTACTTTTGAAGGTTGGAAAGACCATTTAGATGAACCATTACCTACAGGTGATTACTCAATGTCAACAGGTACTATTAAACCAGCTGATATAAAAACTTGGGAAGATAGAAACCGTTCTAATATGGGTACTAAGTTAAGTAAATAATGCAGTTACCTTATTCAGTACCAGATTATAAAGGCATAGGTAAAAAAGAAGCTGAGTCACGTATGGACCAGTCTTTTGCTTTGTCTTCTATGTTCAATAAAAAAAGAATTATGTATCTTAAAAAAGCTAAACAAGCTACCGAAGAGGGTGCATACAAACATGCTGAAGCAATGATAGCTAAAGCTAACTTATCTGAAAAAGATGCTATGAGATTCGGTGTTAAAGGTATAGGCTTCGGGAGAAGTTCTAAGTAACACCTGAGTGTCTATCTAAATAACCTTCTAACAGTTCTCTGTACGCTACTTTTGTACCCATAGACTGTCGTCCATCATATATATCATGATGCCACTTACATAGTACAGCTGTATTATCTACATTATATTTGCGTGCTTTGTTGCCACCCATACCTATATCTTTTAGGTGAGCTAACTCTAACCATTTGTTACTGTCACAATTTGCCCACTCACAGACGTTTCCAGCCCTTCTAAAGGCCTCTTCTCGTATCGGTGCTATATCACTCATTGATGCTGTACATACTATATTTAAGTGTGATTTCTTCATTAGCTTTAATAGGTCTAATAGGATATAAATGATTAGTATATGAACCTTCATGTCGTATTACTTCACAGTTAGGGTCGTCACTATGGTTAATAAAACCGCCTAATGGTGTACGAAACACCTGACCTTTTTCGTCAATAAAGACATGTGTTACACCAATACTTGAATCTAAATCACGTATAGCTCTGATAGTAAACAGACCTAGACCTTCTATTTTGCTAGGTTGTATAGTTAAATACTTAGGTAAAGGTCTGTATGTTGGTACATTATCCATAAATTGTAAAGTACTTTCCTGCTGGGAAGTTCCAACCTTTTAGTACATCTATCCAACGTACTTTATTATTTTGTATGTCCCATCTACCTTCGTAAATTGCATTAGATACATACATAAATAATTGTGATGAACATTTGTTACCAACTCTACCTACAGTAATAGGCAAGTCTAGTAACTGTTGCATGTAACGTAATGTACTATCAGTTATAGCTCCTACATCACTATGTCTAGCATCCATTAGACCATCAGGTGCTTGTTCGTTAGTAGCTAAAGTCACACGTTTAGGTGCTTTTTTTGTAATACTTGACAGTTTATGTGTAGCAGTAATTTTAATCTCCATAGTTTCTTGGTCTATAGTGTAAGATATCCATACTTCATTGTCGTTTTTAGTTAGACCTAAGAACCTTCTACCACCAAAAGTATCTAACTTTTTTGCATTTTCTACTAGCTGTGCAACATTTTCTCTATGTCTATATCTAGCTTTAAGCTCTTCGTCTGTTGTTTCAGAACTAGCTGCATGTAATTTTTTTGTGTAATTTGTAAATTGATTCATTCTTCCTCTCCTAACTGTGATAAATGCCAGTTGTAATCTGTAACAAACTTATCCATTAACATACGTAATGTTATAGTGTCAGCTGGTACATTAAACGTATCACTACCACACGCTTTACTAAATTGCTGCGCCCATACTTTCATATATCTAGGGTGCAGAAAAATATTTATTTTATTTATATCTACTGATTGTTTCTTTTTATTACTCATTACCATCCTCAAAATAATTGTGGTGACAATCATCACACTTGTGCATCCAAGGTATATCTGTTACGAATGCAGAGTTACAATCTTCACACAGATAGTTATAGACTTCAAGTTCATCACGTGTTTTTAACAGTTCTCTTTTTTTAAGAATCCATTCATTAACGTGAAAACTAAACGAATCGTTACTCATTGTTAGTTCCTTTCCAACATTTCTTACTACTATTCCAGTGATGCCAGCCATCATTATAAACTAGCCAAGCTGCGTATCTTGTAGCAACTTCTGGATTTGTTCGTTTTCCTATTATACCAAGCTTAGATTTTAACCAAGTCCAGGTATTGTCATTGAATTGCCAGAGTCCAACGTCATGCGTACCATCTTTGTTAACTCCTATCACAGTAGGTCTACCGCTACTTTCGCAGTATATAACTTTTGCAGCACGTATGACGTCTTCATCTTTAAAATAACTTTGTATCGTGGGTATCCATTCTTCCACATTGTACACCATATACTTTGTTTCTCGGCACTCACGATACTCAGTCATATCAGCAGGTGTCGGCATTGTTACATACAGACACGCTGCTAAAATGTATTCTATCATTAGCTAATGGTAGTTCTAGTAGGTACTTTAGTGCAGTAGTAACTGACAAGTCCCCTTGTTTTAGTAGGCAGTGTAGTTATCTCATAACCTTCTGCTCTTAAGTTAAAGAGTATTCCACCAAATCTATGGCAGTATAACTCTCTTACAAACTCCCAGTTAGTTATAGGGTCAGAATCCATAAACTCTTCTAATGCCCATGCAATTAACTGTGTTTTGCTTTTTACGTATACGGGTACGTTTACTCCTCTGAATGCACTAGGTATCATAATGATTCTCCATCTAAGTTCCATTCTTTAGGTAGGTCTGAGTTATCAAGCCACCAAGACTTACGCCATTTACCACTATGTCCTCCGCATATTACAGGGTCATTAGTGCTGCAGGTAAAGTCTGGACTTTTCTCTGACTTTTTACTATTACGATTATCGTAAACCATCTGTCCACAGAATGGACATTTAAGGTCGTCACGATATTTATTTTGTTGTTCCATCTTTTTTACAACTCCTCCTAGCATGTCACCAGCTGGTTGTACACCTGGCTCTGTGCTATCTTCTATTTCAAGTCCTACTGCATTAAGCTTTTCTTCTATTGACATTGTGTCAAATGATTCTTGCGTAACAACAGTAGGCATATCAACAAGCTTTTCTATGTAAACAAAGTACATATCTAACTGTTCATCTGTCCATGTTGTTTTGTCTGCAGGTAACTTTTTTAGTTGTGCATACTGATTTGCAGAACCGAGTATCTTATTAAGAGTCTCTGATGATTCTACATTAGCAGTCATACCTTGCACTGTTTCAGCTATAAACTGTACATCTTGACTCATGATTCAGTACCTAAGATACTATCCATGATTGCTTCATGTGCAGCTTTATCTTCAGTTGATAGCTTATTTTCTTTCTTACGCATATCAGCTTTAGTTACTTCTACCTTGGCATCTTTAGCAGCATCTTCTGCTGTATAAGGCTTAGGTACATAACTGTTAGTACTAGCTCCAGCTGCAGAATGCTCTTCTTCAGTCTGTTTACTACCAGACCATAGCTCTACACCTAGACCAAACCTCATGCATGCACGTTTGAATGCATCAGACTCAGCATCTTTAAGGTTGTTACCGTCATTAAACTTAGCATTGCCAAGCTTGAAGGTATCAACATCACCGAAACCATCATAACTACCCATACCTTCTATGGTTATAGTTCCTTTAGCTCCGACTATTCTGTTCTCTCCGTTATGTGTACCGTATACAGGTTCACAATACCAAGAGTATTTAACACCGCTATCACGTAGTCTTTCTACATAATTAGCATGTGGTACGTAGTCGCCAAATTTCCCAGCAGGAGCTTTTTTAACTAGCTCTTCTGGAAAAGGGGACAACAAGTCAACGTTATTTGTCATAACAATCCTTTCTTAAGTACGTTTCTTACGTGAATGAAAGAAACGTACGGGTTTATTCTTCTTCTTGATTCAAGTCTACAAGGTTTGCAACGTTAGTTACACCGCGTTCAATCGGTATAAACTTTACATCCCCATGGTCGTTAGAGAGTATAATCTGTGGTCTATCACCTAAACCAGAGTATTCTATACTCGTTAACTTCCATTTAGACTTGACAATTAAGTTAGCCATATACTTATTATAATCACGCATCTTCTAAATTTACAAGGTATTCAGCAGTTACGCCTTGACCTGGTTTAGCGAACAATAAGTACTGACATGGTCTTCCCATACTAGCTAACTGTTCTTGTGCGTAGGTATTGTAGCTTTCTGTACTACCATTAACCCACAAACGTATGTCATTTACGTACATAGTTGTTGGCGTATGGAAGTGTCCAGCAACTGCATAGTCAAAGTCTGGCATTAATTTAGCAGCAGCTAAGGCCTTCCAACCTAATAGCTTCTTACCAAAGCCATACCATGGAAATCCACCATGACCTCTTACGTTGTCACCGTGCCATATAAAGAACCTACAGTTCTCACCTAAGTCTGCTATACCAAACCAATGTTCGTCACCAGTTGGTATGCCAAATTTTATACGTTTTTCATTTTTGTATATCATTGACATAATTTTACCAAGCATCCTATCGCTGTTGCTGTCTGGATGGTAGTCTTTTCTAGCTCTACCACCTAAGCTACCGTGATTACCTATCACCCAAGTAACATCTACTTCCTCAAAGTTAGCAAGTAATATGTCAAAGAACTTTGTCAATATTCTTGGACCGTCTACTGTCACTTGGTTATATAGACTTGCGTCTATTAAGTGTGATTGACCTGGGAATATAAGCTCACCTTCAACAATGTCCCCAGCGACTAATACCGCGCACTTTTTTACTGTGTGCGCGTGACGTTGGAGGTTTGTCAAGGTTACAATTTTATTAGCGTACTCAATTACACGTGCCTCAGCTACCTCTGTGCTATAATCTGGTGTTACTTTCGCAAGTTGTACATCAGATAGTATTGCAACAGCAACCTCTTCGTCTTTATTTTTTTTAGAGACTTTAGGTTTAGGTATTTTTGGCTTATCCCACGTTCTTAAGTTAGTGTTAACTGCCTCTAATAAAGCTTCAATTAAATCAGCTTTCTTATTTTTAGCTTTGTCTAACTGTTTTAATAGACGAAGATTGTCTGCTTTAAGTTGCTGTATCTTAGTTGATTCAGCTTCGGCAAACAACTCGTCTATATCTTTATTACTTGGCATTATCAGCTATATTTAGAAAGTGATTCCGCACAGCAGACTCACTTATTTTGATACCAAAGTTCTCTTTTAATAGTCTAGAGACAACATATGGTTTTAATTGTCGACCAGCAATTACCCGTTGCTCACATCCCTCCCAAAAAGGCATAGCCTCTTCAGTAATTCTGTCGGTTATCTTGCTTAATTTACCTGTTTCTGCTTCTTGCAGCAGTTTATCTATATCATTCATAGTATTCATTATACTCATATTTAGAAATATGTGTGTATTTATTATTCAAGAAGCTTTACGCGCCTGACCTCGCTGCTTCGTGTCTATGAGCTAAGACACTCGCAGCTCCTTCTGCGCTCCACTCTTCTTTTAAGTATAGAAAGTGAAGTGGTGTTCACTATAGGATGATTGTTGACATCATTTGAAACCTTGTTCGTAGTTCTCCTACGACTCTATTCCACTTCCGAGGGTAAGCTTAACAGAGGAAAGGGACTCTGCACTCTTGCGAGTTACTTACATTCCTTTCTACTGTATCACATGTTCAATTTAAGTCCATGCTCCTTTACTTCTTCTATATTTTTAAGATTTACAATGTTGTATTTTCTAACAAGCTTATTAACATCAGCCATTAGATTAAAGCCAGATGTATCACCATGCGCACCAAACACATGCATGTCTGATACCCATATTCTTCTAGCTGGTTGTGTACCTAGCCACTCTAAAGCAGGACCATCTACAACATTACCGTAACCTGAATGTTCATCTAAATACTTTTCAGTTACACGTTTACCATTCTTAGCAATGATACGTAAATCACCTGTATTACTTTTACCGTTATACATAGCAATAGTAACAGCAGGTAACAACTGCATAACTTCTAAGATATCTTGACCATCAAATGACATAGAACCTGACGCATCAATAAGTATTGTGCCACCAAGTGCTGTCATTTTTTGTTTGAATATCTTTTTATCTATACAGTATCTACTAATGTATTTTGGATTGTAACCGTAATCAGTTGGTCTGTATGTTCTACCATTCTTAAGTCTACTTTGTAAGTTAACAGACAATGGCGGTTGATGTGTAAACATTTCACCCCATGTACCTGTACCAGTAGTACTACGATATAACATTTGAGCTATCTCATCTCTTGTACGTTGTTCTAAAGAACCACCACCTAACTCATTAGATTCTTGAGCTTCACCTTCACCTTCATCCATACCAGGTGCGGTATGTTTTGGTTTAGGTTTATATACTTCATCATGTTCAGGTTTATCTCTGAACATATCAAGTATATGACTCAATGGTTCTGCATACTTTTGTACCTTACGATAGCTAATAGTGCTACCATAACCATGATTAGTAATGCTTTGATAGAATCTTTGAATAACTCTTTCTGCATATAATATCTGTTCTTTTCGATATTCAGTAACAGTATCATCACTTCTTATCATGTTAAAACAAGCTGACATTACAACCCATTCATCATTGAATTTATAACTAGCATACTTACGTTCAGTATCATTGTCTGGTACTTTCCATCTACTAGCTAGACCCATAAGTATTATTTCTGCAATACCTGATTCATAAACTAACTTCATAGTTTTTTGTTGTATTGCCTCTAAACATTCTGATGGTTCATGTAACGCAAGTTTGTTCTCGAATAAAAGATGGTTAATTCTAACCTCTTCTAGTACATGAACTGCCTCTGCACGTACACCTGGTTTTAGCTTACCCATAGTTTTAGGACTCCACTTGGCATGACCAAGTTCATGTCTACGTATCATACGACTATGATTAATACCACATTCCTCACACTCTCTGTCGAGTGGAACTGTCATCTGTCTATTGAGATTGTCTGTAACACCTTCGGGACTGTTGTTAACAGTACCTATTACTTCCCATTTCTCACCAGTAACAATTTCTGGATATGGATAAGCTTTACTATTAGGCACGAGCTAATGTAACTGCGTCAATAAGCTCTTCTGCTTTGTCTGCAAAGATTAACTTAGCTGCAACTTCAGGTGTAAAACCTTTAGCTTGTAAGTCAAAGAACTCTGTCCAGGCACGTACCGAGATACGTTCCTCGTCATCCTCTACTAATGTTGTGTCATTAATTACACCATGCCACTCATCTGGAAATTTTTCCATTGCTTTAGGGTGTATACTGTCAACATATATTTTTACAGGAAATCTGTCTTTCAAAGCCAAAGGTAATGACTCTGGTGGACTGTTAGTTGTAGCTACGACTTGAAAGCCTTCAGCTGGTCTAACTGTCTCCTTTGTATCGTTATTTAATGTCAACATTGCTATGTCTTGGTCATCAAGAATAGCATGTAGGAATGTCATTGCGTCTGGTGAAGCATGGTCTATCTCATTGATAACCAATCTACCACCGCTACGCCATGCTTGAATAGCAATACCGTCATGCCATTCAAAGCCACCGTCTTTAGCTGGTTTGTAGAAACCTTCTAAGTTAGCAGCTGCTGTATCTTCTGTCATAGTAATTTGATAAACAACTTCGTCACCATTTGTATTTAAAGGTGCGTTTTGTTTAACAGCACTATATGTTTTACCTGTACCTGGAGGACCGAAGAGTAGGACTCTACGACTTCTACCTAGTACTTTTTCTATTAGTTCCCAACATTCGTTGTTGTTCATAGTATCTCCTTATTTATAGGGGTATAACGACAGTAAATGTCAATTACACCGTCTTCATTTTTTCTTTGTTGTATCTCAAACTTACCTTTGTCAGCTAAGTGTGAGATATTTGCTTGAGTCATAGACTCAATATTTGCTTTAACACCACTAATCCATTTATCTTTTTTACCGATAATGAACCATTCGTTAGGGTTAGCTAAAAGCACTTTAACTTTTTCGTCAGTTAATAAACTTGGTTGCTTACCTTTACGATTTTTATGTGGTTCTGGTGGTATAGCACGTATCATATCATCAGGAATCATTGTCTAACTCCTTAAGATAATCTTCTGCTAAATCACCTGTATGACCAATATGTTCTAACGTATTAGCTAATGTAGCAGTTCTTAATAGTTCTTCGTCATCTACAAGATTACATTGTACGCTTGTAGGTTCTATCATTATCCAATTACTGAATAAACCTATTTCAATAGCTTCTTCACGTATTTGTTCGATTTCATTCCTAGTAAAGGTATCTTGTTTACCATACACAGGATGTGTCAATATATAATCTGTCATATCTTCCATACGTTGTAAATTAGTTATTTGTTTACCACGAACTAAAGCATGTGACAAATCATCAGCATAAACTTCAACACGATAAACCATTTGTACTGCTTCATCGTCTACTATTTGTGCGCTTTTGTCATCATGACAGTCGTCTGGATTGAACACTGCTGTATAGTTATACAACTTTTGGTCAATCTCTGGTCCACGTAGACCAGTTATATTGTCTTTCATAGTATTCCTTTCTTTATAGAACGCAGATGTCGTTCACGTATGCACGACAGATGCGGGTACATATGTACCTTACAGTCCAGTTTGGGCATGAAACAAACAATACTTTCGTATGTTGTGTCTGGACTGCAAGCTACGTACGTATAGATAGCTTGTAACACACTATTAGTTATTTCCACAATGATAGGATTCCAACCTATAAGGCGACCCAGTGTTTTTCTTAGTATCGTCAACTAAGCACTCTCGCTAACTCGCAATTTCTATGGCTTTACGTTCTTATAATGTGCTACAAGCTACCTACTGGTTTGGTCTAATGGCAAGTACTATGAAAACTTGCACCAGTAAATAGCTCAATCTACTCTACTAGATTAGATAAGTGTGATATGCTAAACATTCTATAACCATGAGTGTTAAATTCTACATCACCGTCATTATCAGTTCGACTTACCATAAGGTCTATTTGTTCTATGGCGTCTTCCATAGTTACATCACCTTTAAAATGAAAGTCAACTGATAGTATGTTTTCATTTCTTTTTGTATTACTGTCTACGTATTTATATGTCATAGTTCCTCCTCTACATATTCTGGATAGCATGGTTCGCAATAGTGTTGATTGTTAATTAATCCACCACCGTTATGTGTATGTGAATATCTACCACAACCTTCGCATAGTAACCAACCACCCATTATCTATTGTTTATTAATTTAGAAAATGATGTTTTATGTTGTTGTTCTATCATACCAAAATCTTCTATTGGATAATCTGTTTGATGTGGTTCAGGTAAATCATACTCAAACTCATCAAGAAACTTATTAACTATTTCTAGTTTATATGTCTCTGCTATGTGTTGTAATAGTAAGAATGGTTCACCCCATGCACTTTGAAATGTAAGAATAATACTTTTATCATCTTTATCTATTATTCTAGTTTCTATGTCTCCCCATTTAGTACCCCAGTTAAGATACTGCCAATCAATAGAGTTAGTACAGTTGTATTTTTCTTTTAATTCATCAAGTGTCATATCTAATACTGGACGTCTAGTACCATCTTTGTCCTCATACCATGCAGTATATTGAACGTCATCAATAGTAATAGAACCACTGTGTATTTCTGTTAGTTCTGGTGGTGTAGGCATAGTATTAGCTAAACTAAATTCTTCTACGTTAACAGTTATATCATCATATAACTTATCTATATTATTCTTATCTCCTGTAATTAGTAATTCATTTGCTACCCAGTTAGGCATTAGTCCTCCATTTCTGTAACAGTAAATTCTGGTATTTCTAAGCAATCGCTCCACCACATTGTTACTGCGTCTTTAATATCTTCTTCTTGACATTCAAAATCAACATCAAAATTAAATGCAACTTTATATCTAGCCATTATTCTTCCTCCTGTATAGTTTCTGTGTTAATTTTGTGCAATAAAGCATGTAAAATAACCTCAGTATGTACTCTTTTACTTTCAATTAAATTGGAATGATTTTTCCAGTTAATTAAATCGCGTAATATAAATAAAAGTATCATACGCAATTGTTTTTTATTGAATAGATGTAATTTATCTATAGCTTCTTCCATAATATTCCTTTCATAGTTTTGTCGTTATTAATTGTATATATAGTTTTTTTATAGCGAATGTGTCTGCCATGAAAGACAGACACAGACGCGTATATTTTAATTAAAAGGGTGCGTCATCAAATATATACTCACTTCTAACTAGATTGAGTGCATTCAAATCAGCATTTATCTTTTCGTCAACCAAACCTTCATGATATGCAGTTATTGCGTCAATTAGCATTTGGTTTAGGCTATTAGTTTGTGCAGCATTAAGTATCGCTTTGATAGTATCTGCTGCTTGTTTGATATCGACTATATTATCCATAGTTTTCCTTTCATAGTTATGTTAAGTATAGTTATATACTTAATTTAGTTTGTTCGTAATGTACATCTTCTATTAAACTTTCAAGATATTCTGCATGTGCAGTTTTATCTTTACCTAATCTGTGGTATGTCCATATGTTCTCTCCATGAGAAACAAGTTTAACACCACAACTATTGTGTACATATAACGGGTATTTTTTCTTGGCTATGTACCAGTACCTATCTTTTAGAGATACGGCCTCTTGGTCACAATAACCACAGATTATTCCATCCATAGTATTCCTTTCTTTATAAATAGCTTGTAACACATAGTTCGTTTGCAAGTGTGGATTTTCAACCACAAGCTGTTTGTACCTGCATTCTTCTATTCTTTCCAAATAGCATTTATGTGCTACAAGCTATTTAATTCTCCTCCTATGTCGGTCACTGTGTTACTAAGTTACTCATATTCCAATGATATGGCTACTTCACTATTTACACTACCGACATAGGCTCATCCTTTTTTAATTGGTTCGCCCCAATCAACTGTTGTTTCTCAACAGTCTAAACTTATACAATCACTAACACTGTTCTACCTTGTACGGCAACAGTTGATATGTATATGTTCTATAGCACCTACCAAAGGGGATGATAAGTACTAACAACATATTTAAAATCTCGTCATTAATTGGTTATATAGTTACAATTATAAAAAAAAACAGTAGTCTGGCACATTGAGTACCAGACATACTGTATATAAATTAGGCTTTCTGTGCCTCTAGTAGTAGATTTTGTCCACAAGGTTTACAGATATTACGATACCAGAATGAATAGTTTTCATAACTGTCACCAACTTTCTTGGAACGTTCCTCACGAAAGTTAAAGCCAAGTTTCACTTGTCTATCCCCCTCATGATTTGGTGCATTACAAGTAAACATTTTACTATCGGTTACTTGTTCTGTTGTACTACTATCCACTGTATCTTCTACAACTTCAGCAGTCATTACTTCATCTAATTCCATTATATTCTCCTTAATTTATAGATAAACAGAAGAGACGGAATGTCCCTTCCGCTAGGAAAAGGGACATGTAGGATACATAAGGGGGATACAGATATGGTAGACATACTATCCCTTGATATCAATTGGGAAGATTAAATGGTTTCTATATATATCTATGATATACATACAGTATCAAGGCATAGCATTTAACTACCATACCTGTCTATTTAAATTTATATACTGTCATATGTAGGACATATATGTCTATACAGATACAGCATACTTACCTCTGTACAGATAATCATGTATCTACTAGGTATTAATAACTGTATCTGTATAGTCATTGACCTACATATGTCAATCTAGACGTTCTTCTATATATACGTATGTCTAGAAAAATATGCTGGTAATATTTACAGTAGAAACCCAGTCAGTAAAGGCTTTTGGACGCTAGCGGGCATTAGTGTATGTTGAAGCTAATCAAACAGTTTTGTAAGTCCTTGGGTACTGCCTTTGTCTTTCTAGTGTACTGTCTCGCCAGTCAGCAGCTTTCCGCATCCCGATTGCACCTTCACCTGTAACAAATTACTTGTGTTTGATGTTTGTAATTAACATGATGATAACATATAATTAGCACTACGCAAACATCTACAGGAAGATAGTTTTTTATGGTCGAATCATCACACAATGTAATCTGTATAGCAGAGGGTTGTAGGAAGAAATTAACAGGTAAAAAGAGAAAATTCTGTTCCCCTAGATGCCAAAAAAGACAGTTTGCCAGAGATTCTAGACATAACAAGAAAGCTGAACCAAAACCGATTAATATAGAACGTAAGTCTGACGAGGGTGATTACGCTTCCGTTAGACGAGGACAGCATTACCGAGCTTTTGTAAGTGAGGGAATAGCTGACCAGGTTGCAACAGGCGACATGACGGTAGCCAACGCGGCTTCCCTCCTTGGTTGCACTTCAGCTACCGTTAGTCGCATGCTCGCTGCCTACAAGATAGATACTAGAAATGCTGTAGCAGCAGAAGATTGGGAGTTATCCGAAGAAGCAACCCAAGCATTAGAAAATTTTTCTAACTTCCGACAACGATACTTCCGAACCGAACTAGGTAAAAGATACGACACCGCGCCTTTTCATACTAACTGGATAAATAACATTATAGATAGTATAGAAAACGGTAAAGAACTTTTAATATTAAGCCCCCCTAGACATGGAAAGACAGAACTGTTAATACACTTTGCTGTGTATCAGATATGCAAGAACCCTAACACTAGGATTATGTGGGTAGGTGGTAACGAAGATATAGCTAAAAACGCATTGTCTGCAGTATTAGACGTACTAGATACTAATGAAGAACTACGCGAGGACTTTTGTCCGCCTGGTGCATCTTTTAAACCAGATAATAGGTCAGGTAAAAACTGGTCACAGAATCAATTTACTGTAGGTACACGTACAGTTGCAGGTATTAAGTCACCGACAATGGTTGCTGTAGGTAAAGGTGGAAAGATATTGTCACGTGACTGCGATATTATTATTGCTGATGACATTGAGGACCATCAAACTACACAACAACCTGGTGCAAGAGAAAGTACTAGACAATGGTGGACTACAACATTATCAAGTCGTAAAGAGGAACATACAGCTGTAGTTGTTATTGGTTCTAGGCAGCACCCTGATGATTTATATAACCACTTACTTAGCTCAGATAACTTTACAAGCATAGTAGAAACAGCACATGCTATAGATTGTGCAGTACCAGAACACGAAGAAGAAAATCACATTGATTGTATGTTGTGGGCAAGTAAACGTTCTTACAAATGGTTAATGTCTAGGTTACATTCTGCTGAATCTACAGGTGGTAGACAGACATTTGAGATGGTGTATTACAACCAAGCATACATAGAAGGCACACAGATATTTACTATGAACATTATTGACCAATGTATGCGACCAGATTTAGTTATGGGACAACATTACAGAAACTTACATTTAGTTGCTGGACTTGACCCTGCATCATCTGGTTATCAAGCTGCAGTACTTTGGGGTATAGACCAGTACAAAGGTGAATTATTTCTAATTGATTTAGAAAACAAAAAAGGTGGAGGTATTAGAGCTGCACTTGACCAAATGGCTATATGGTTACACGAATACGATTGTAGACATTGGATAGTAGAAGAAAACGGTTTTCAATCTGCAATACGTCAAGATGCAGGTATAAAAGAATTTACATTACGTACTGGTATACAAGTACAAGGACACCTAACAGGTAAAAACAAACATGACCCACTATATGGTGTTGGTGCTATGGCAGACTTATTTGAAGATAGACGTATACACTTACCTGTCGGTGATGGTGTGTCAAATGCAAAAGTACAGCAATATCGGCAACAACTGTTATACTTTGATGGAAAACCTGTTTCCAAAAGAAACAAGGAAAAAACTGACATAGTTATGGCTAGTTGGTTTCCAATGAAGGTTTTTAGGCGTATGCAAAAAGAACATTCTGCAGACATGGGGTTAGACTATACTCCTAGTTATGGAGAATTTAAAATGACGGAGATGAATAACGCACCATGGGAATAGAAAACATAGATGTAAAAAACTACAAAGAAGTTATTGCTAATGCAGCTAATTTAACATCTGGTAAAAACGTACAAGATAGACAAGTTAGTAAATCAAGAATCAAAGCTATTCTTAATGGTGGACCTGATGGTATTAAAGCTTTGCTTGGTGACACAATGGAAACAAGTGATGCTGACTTATTACCAGCTCCAAACATGTTGCAGTCTGGTATTGACCGACTTGCACAAAAGATATCTGGTTTACCTCAAGTACGAGTAGATATACCTAACGCAGTTGATTCTGCTAGAGCAAAAAATCGTGCAGAGAAAATAGAACGTATTGTTACTAGCTATGATGAGAAACAAAATCTTAATCTACAGTTAGCACAAGCATCTAGGTGGTTACCTGGATATGGTTTCTGTGCATGGGTAATTACAACAAAAAGAGATAGCAATGGTTATTACTATCCCTCTGCAGAACTAAGAGACCCTTACGATACATTTCCAGGAAACTTTGGACCTGACCAAAAACCAAGAGAGTTAGCAGTAGTACGTAGAGTACCTAGATATAAACTAGCTCAAATCTATCCAGAGTTTGCTAAAGAGATTTTAAAACAAGATGATGAAGATGATACAGGTCAAGAGTATCAAGACTATGCAACACCGTTTATGTCATATGACACTAATCGTGAACAACAATGGGAAGATAATACTTCTCAAGGTGTAAGGATTATTGAATATTATGACCAAGGTGGTACATACATTATCTTTCCTGAAAGAAACTTAATATTAGATTTTATACCTAACACACTAAGTACACCTCCTTTTGTATTTATTAAACGAGTTTCTTTTGACCAACTAAAAGGACAGTATGACCACGTTATAGGTTTAATGGCAATGATGGCAAAGATAAACATTATGTCAGCAATCGCTATGGAAGATAGCGTATTTACAGAAACCAACATATCAGGAGAGATAGAATCTGGACAATACAGAAAAGGTAGATTTGCAGTAAATTATCTAGCTCCAGGTACG